TGAACCCCAGAGAATCTGAGAATGTTCAGTTGGGTAGTTTTCATATAGATTTTCCAATTGAGTCTGAAACAGCAATTCTTTATATCAATACAAACAATGGATACACAGAGTTTGAAGATGGAACTAAAGTTGAGTCTGTAGCAAACAGACTGTGTATGTTCCCATCGCATATGAGACATGCTGGTTTTGCTTGCAGTGATCAGCAAAGACGAGTTGTCCTTAACATGAATTACATCAGATGTCCAAAAATTATACAGTCCCAGTATTGATGTTCCTTGGCGTTATTGCCTCTACCCTTGCCATAATTGTGGCGGGGTATTTTCATGGCAACATGCACATTGAGGCAGTATGGAAGACTCTTCACAGTTAATAAATAGTCAAAAAGGACGATGGCAAACAAAGGACTTCAGTTTGAACATGCTGTAATGTATGCTGCTACTTCTAGGATTAATGAACCTAGAACTAGAGAGCAGGAGAAGTTCTTTACAGAAGCAGCAAAGAAGTGGGATGCTATTCCTGATGAAATAAAAAATAAAGCAACAGAACTTGTTACTAGTCTTGCACCTAGAAGTGTGACAGACAAGCAAAAGTATTATGGATCATTTAAAAAAATGTCTGGTGGTGGAACAGAACCAAAGACAGATATTATGTTCTCAAAATCTGGTAAGACTTATAAGTGTTCTATGAAATGGGGAGACTCTTTTCAGTTAACAAGTTCTGGTATTGATACTTCAGTTCAAACTCTTACTAAGGTATTGAAAAAAGTTGCTACCGACTTGGGTAAAAATAATATGACTGTAAATGAGTTGGGGACTCTACAACTTATTGTTGAGCAGATTGCTAATAAGTTTGAGAATAGAACTGGAACTTTGACTCAATCGGAAGCAGATAGAATGATGAAAGATGTTAACAAAGCAGGTGGTCTTAATGAACAACTGCAAGAAATATTAGGTTCTAGGAGAGCACCTTCAGGTGCTGCTGCATATGATGCATTCAAGTATGAACTTACTAAAGAATGTATGACTGGGGAACTCACATTTTCTAATGAGAAAGATAAAGCAGCGGACCATTTATTGACTGAGCATGGTCTAAAACCCATTGATGATAAAGCAATTCGTGAAGTGATGAAGAAAGCAGGAGTAAGATTCTCTAAAAAGGGAAGAGGAAAGGATGATAGGGGTGTCCGTCAGAACGCCATTACGATTAGGTACGAAGTTTAAACTGGCACAACCCCATGTGTGATTCGACTTTGACATGCTATAATAGTGGTATAGACACAGAGGAAACCTTGCCTAACAAGCATCTGGACCACCTTGAAGACCTGATCTTCGTGGGTCGTAAGGAAGCACTTGAAGCAGTTCGTACTGCTCTCAGCAAACCTAAACTTAGTGTCAAGTGGGACGGTGCTCCCGCTATCGTGTTCGGTACTAATCCTGCTAATGGCAAGTTCTTCGTCGGAACCAAATCCGTTTTCAATAAAGTCAAGGTCAAGATCTGTTATAGTCAGGCAGATATTGACAAACATTACAAGGGCAACGTTGCGAACATTCTTCGCTTATGCTTTTATCATCTTCCTCGTCTCAGTGGAATTATCCAAGCTGACTTTATCGGTGTCGGCGGGGGGTCTGTATATCGTCCTAATACTTTGGAGTATCGTTTCTCCAGTCCGACTAATCGTGATATTATCCTTGCTCCACACACTTCTTATACCGAAGTTTCTCCGACTGCTGTGGGGCGTGGCGGCGTCAATCTACTGTCTGCATTGGGTACTCAATTCGTAGGTCTTGACGAGGCACATGCGACGGTCAGAAGGAACCCTAGGTTCAACTGGATTAAATTTCTCTACATGTTAACTCAGTGTAAGATTCCTAGTGCATCTGCTCGCCAGCATATATACAAGCATATCAATAAGTTTATTCGTGCAGGACAACTTCCCTCGGTTGGAGTTTTGTACAGTACGCTACCTGATAAATATAAGTGTGAAGTTAATCTGACCACCTTTCAAGTGTGGGAAATGATCTTCCTTTTGAAACAGTCTTTACTTGAAAATATCGTTGTCGATGGATCTGTGAAATGTTTCTTGAATGACCAACCTGCTCAACATGAAGGGTTTGTCACTGTTTCTGATAACCCCTACAAAATTGTAGACAGACTGACTTTTAGTAAAGCAAACTTCAACCTAGATAAGAATTGGACGAATGAAAAAATTTAGTGCTTTCCTAACTGAAGCCGAGAGATCGTTCGCAGCAAAGTCTGCAGAAAAATTAAACCTAAAACATATTGGTTACGGACGTTACGCTGACCCTAGAGGCAACGTGACCCATATGTCTCAAGATGGTAAGCTTGTAAAAATTACACCACAGAATGACCCAGGACCCCAGCAATCCAATGGAGGAGAAGAAACGGCAGATGGCGAGGGTAAGGTCGATCAAGGCACAATATCTATTACATTTGGAAGATTTAATCCACCTACTGTTGGGCACGAGAAGCTTCTAGCAAAAGTAGCACAAGAGGCAAAATCCAATGGAGGAGAGTATAGAATATACCCCTCAAGGTCGCAGGATCCTAAGAAGAATCCGCTCGACCCAGGCACGAAAATTAAGTTTATGCGGCTCGCGTATCCAGATCACGCCAATACGATTGTCGATAGTGACGACATGCGTACTATTTTTGATGTACTTTCCGCCCTCGATAATGACGGATATAGCGACGTTCGTATCGTGGTCGGTGGTGATCGCGTCAGTGAGTTCAACTCGCTTGCGACGAAATATAACGGAGATCTCTACAACTTTGAAAACATCAAAGTAGTATCTGCAGGTGGTAGAGATCCTGATGCAGAGGGTGTCGAAGGCATGTCAGCATCCAAGATGCGTAAAGCAGCAATGGAAGGAGATGAAGATACTTTTTATGACGGTCTTACCAGTAATCTTTCTAAAAAAGATCGAGAAGCGTTATACTTAACTCTTCGTCAGTCTATGCAGGTCCAAGAAACCTTTGAAGATTTTGCCGAAGCATCATACCATGTGTATGAAATTGCTCCTAGGTTAGATCCTCAAGGTCTTCGTGAAGCATATTTTGATGGTAATTTATTTGAGGTAGGTTGCTTCATTGAAAATGTCAACACGGGGCTCGTTGGTAAAGTTGTTAGTCGTGGCAGCAATTATGTCATCTATATTGATGAGCATGATAATGTATATCGCTCATGGTTGAAGGATCTAGTAGAAAGAAACGACATTAAGTATTTTAATTTCACTCCTGCTGGTGAAATGGGTACTGATAAATTAGCAAACTACATGCGTAAACTCACTCCTGGTGAGTTTATTCGCAAGATAAATAAAAAGGACAAGGTTACCAAGTAAGATGAACTTAAAAGATTTACCTGATATGTCGGACGCCTTGAAAAAGGTACAACAGTTCGACGAAAAGAAATTAGATCCTGTTGGCAAGGAGGATTCCGATGTCAATAATGACGGGAAGGTCGATAGCAGTGATTCTTATTTGAAAAACCGCAGAAAGACTATTGCCAAAGCGATGAAGAAAGAGCATCATGAAAAGGATGCTGACGGCAAAGTCATTGAGCATGATGTAGAAGATATCGAAGAAGGTAAGTTCAGCGGTTCTAAGTCCTCTGTAATGCGTGATGGCACCGCTTCTGCTCCCGAAAGAACTGCTGCTGAGCGTAAAAAGGATCGTCGTATCCTTGCTGGTTACGGCAAAGGTGGCATGGAAATGGCAGTGGATCGTGCAAAGAAAGAGCGTGATGAGAGACGTGCAGCTCGTAAAGAAGCATTTGCATTCTCTGAGTCAGAGTTAGAGGAATTGGCACTGCATGAGGAAGAGATCGATGCTCTGACCGATGAGCAGTTGGTTGAATTCTTTGAAGAAGCAATTCTGGAGATGGCAGAAGATGATCAGGATCTGATCGAAATCTGCGAGCATCTTGAGGAAGTTGAGATGCTTACTGAAGTAAGCGACAAGTATTATGATTCTGCTGTTAAGTCTTCTAAGGCAGCAGCAAAAGCAAATCGTCCTTCACGCATGGATCGTCTGAAGTCTGCTGCTAAGTCGGCAGGTTCTAAAGTCAAGGCAGGTGTTAAGGCAGTAGGTAAGAAAGCAGTTTCTACTGCTGGTAAAGTTGCTGGAACTTATCAAGGTTCTAAAGAAGCAGCAAGGATCAAAGCAAAACGCAAGTCGATGCAGAACACTCCTGCTAAGAAGAAAGATGACGATGGTACTGGTGGTAAGTTAGATAAACTGTTAGCAGATACCAGAGGTAAATCTTCTAGCAGCAGTTCCTCCTCTGGTGGTGGCGGGGAAAGAGACGCAGGTTCTGAAGCAAGAGAGCGTCTTAAGTCTAAGAAGAAAGGTCCTGGTCTTCTCAAAAGAATCGGCGGTGCAATTAAGCGTGGTCTGAAGAAAGCAGTCGGTAAGACTTCTCGTCTGGTATCCAAGGGTAGCGATAAACTCGCTAAGCGCATGGGTGAAGAGTATGATAGAATTGCACATCTCCATGAGTCTGGATTGTTTACTATCCAAGAGATCGAATCTATTATCGAAGAAGGTTACAAGCCTATCGATAAGAAGAAGGAAACTGCAATGTATCGTAGAGCAGGTAATCTGAGTCGCGATGCACTTAGTAAAGGAATGAACACTAAGGCAGGTTCTAAAGCACAGGATAAATCTGGTAAGATCGTAAGCGCAATCACTTCTCAAAAGGAGCGTGAGCGTTTTAGTAAGATGGCAGACATCAAGGCTCGTTCTAACTATGGCGGTTGATTATGTTATCATTCAATGACTTACAAGAGAAAAAAACTAGTATCAAGATAAATCCTAAGAAAGAGGATGTCATGGAGGGGGATAAAACCCTCAACCATGGTGAGGATTGCGGTTGCATGAAATGTGATAAGCGCCGCCGTAAAGATGAACTTGGTGATGAAAAAACAGTATCTACAGAGGAAACAGCCTATGTCAGTCAAGAAGAAGTTTCAGAAGAAAGCGATCAAAGCATCGGTGAAAAAGAAACTTCTGGTTTGCTGACATTCTCTCAATTCGCTGAAGGATTATCAATCGATGATCAGATGAAGATCTCTAAGGAGTACAATAGAAA